GGCGGACTCTAGAATTCACAGGAAAAGGGCGACCCCCCGCCCCTGTTTTTAGCTAGCTTAAAACGTGAATATCTTTATGACAATCAATACATAAACGTAATATATTACCAATTCTGTACCCTATTTGGCGGTCAATTCGGTGTCTATGTTGAGCTTTATTACTACATAAGTCGCAATCATTCAGTGGAAGATACCTCGTTTTAGAGCTAGGATTGCGAAAGTCCGACTGATAATGCCCATATCGACGATGCTTGTCGCATTGGTTGTGGTATATCTTCCTGGACGCTAGCGTTTGCTTGTAGCCAGCGAGGTTTGGGCAGGAGTTACCGATGGCGTTGCATAGCAGCCTGCCATCCCTGTTATATCTTTTATTATACGTTGCTCGGATCATAATTTTAGTATAGCTCTGTGATATATTAAATGTAAGTTAAGAATGGAGAAAGCTATGCAAGTAATGATTGACGGTGTGCCCTACGTTAAGCAGTACGACAAGCCTGCAGCATCAATTGGTATTGGTATTACTACTCACAACCGGCAGGAGCTGGCAGCCAGCACGCTGGCAAAGATACAAGCGGTAACGCCTGGCGCTCGTATCGTTATAGTCGACGACGCTAGCCAGCCACGCGTAAGAATTCCTGGCGCTGAGGTGTATAGGTTCGCCGACAACGTTGGCATCGCACGCGCAAAGAACAAGTGCCTGGAGTTGCTAGCAAACTGCGAGCATATCTTCCTATTTGACGACGACACGTACCCATTAGAGCTAGGCTGGACCGATCCATACATCAACAGCCCAGAGCACCACCTTATGTACCTATTCAAAGACTGGACCAACGGTACACCGGTCGGAGACGACGCCATAGTATACCAGGACAGTAAACACAGGGCGCACCATCATGCCAGGGGCTGCATGATCTACGTGGACCGCTTAGTACTCGATACAGTCGGTGGCATGGACACTAGGTTCGGCAAGGCTATGAATGAACACCTGGACTGGAGTATGCGTATACACAACGCCGGGCTGACAACGTTTAGGTATATGGATGTGGTCAATAGCGAGCAACTTATTTACTCAATGGACCAGCACCAAGAGGTCGCCACTAGTATTACCAACCGGCACGCTCACAAGAAGGGCAACGATCATCTGCTAGCAGAGTCGGAGACCAGCCGAGCTTTCATGCCATACGGTAAGGACGTCGTTATAGCTTGCTACTTTGCCAACGTTATGGACGTACAGCGCGGATCTAAATGGATGCCGGACCAGAAGGCTATTGAAAAGCTGCGCGTATCAGTAGAGGCACGCGGCATTGAGTTCGTACTAATACACAACTGCTTTGATCTACCGAATAGGGTTGATATAGCCTCATCGCCATACTTCGAGCGTTGGCTTAAGGAGTGGCAGTACCTTCGCGATCGGCGCGATATAAACAACGTGTTCGTGGTAGATGCTACCGACGTCGACATGACCAACGTACCATTTGCCAGGATGAAGCCGGGCGTGCTGTATGTTGGCGATGAGCCGGGCGAGACGCTAAACAATAAGTGGATGGTTACCCGACACCTCGAGCCTAACGTCAACAGCTACCTCCGAGAGAACGGCAGCCTTCCATTGCTCAACTGTGGCGTGGTTGGCGGCAGCAGGCAGATAGTTGCCGACCTGTGCCGCGAGATGTACCTGTATCACTTCGCTTATCCACAGGACCAGACGGAGATGGGTATATTCAACCGGCTAATGTATACCAAGTATGCAGACCGTATAGAATATGGCAGGCACGTTACATCCCTATTTAAGAAATACGAAAGGCGCACTGATGCTTGGTTTAGACACAAATAAAACGATACGTGCATACTGGTGGCGACCAGCAAAGTCACCCTGGAACTTCGGCGACGAGCTGGGTGCGATCATATTAAAAAAGCTCGGCTATAAAGTGCAGCGAGTAGCGTTTGCAAAAGCCGACGTATTGCTTACTGGCACTATGCTAGACCCTGCAGAGAGCAAAAACCCCACTGCAACCGTTGTCGGTACTGGATCAGGGCATACTCACGATGCGGTGCATAGTTTCAACGTATTAGCTGTCCGGGGCGCTCTCACTGCCAAAGCGCTCGGTGTAGACGCTCCAATGGGCGACCTGGGCTTGTTGGCTTCTCGTATATGGCACAAAGAGCCTGCTAGGTACAACGTCGGTGTAGTGCGGCACTATGTCGACCAAGACGAGTACCCATTCGCGGACATCGTTATCGATGCAACCGAGCCTGCAGAGGAAGTAATCAAAAAAATATCATCCTGCCGCGTTATACTCTCCAGCTCCCTGCATGGGATCATCATTGCCGACAGTTACGGTATACCGAATATGCGAATTGCCCGGGACGACGTTATTACCGGCGACTGGAAGTGGATGGATCATAAAACAGCCCTTATTAAGCCGATTAGCGATATACAAGACGAACTATTGGAGGCGATAGCAAAACTATGAAGATAAGCGTATCAATCATGGCGCACCCCACACGAAAGCGCCAAGCCGAGGAACTGTACAAAAAACTTATACAACACCCCTTTTCAGACGTATATATCATCTGGGACGAGCTAAACAACGAGTGGCACACTGGCGAGCGTTCGCTAAAGGGAGGCATTGTACTTGGTAGTGATTGGCACTTGGTAATACAGGACGATGCGATACTTACACCCGATATTTACGATAATATCGTGGGGCTGATTGCTGCGCTGCCGGTCAAGAGCGTTGTTTCGCTATATACCGGGAAGGTGCGACCTTTGCCGGAGCGCGTGGCTGCAGCAGTAGCAAAAGCGCCGGACGGCTCGTTTCTTACCCATTACATGATGATGTGGGGCGTTGCTATACTCCTGCCTTCAGACCAAATAGAAGCAATGCTTGAATTCGCCAATGATCCAATGTTTAGGGAGGATAAATACGATATTCGCGTGGGTCGGTTCTATTATGGCAACCACCTGCCTATTTACTACTCCATGCCGTCGCTAGTGGACCACGACGATAGCATTGGCAGTTTGATAGGTAATGACAAGTCTACACAGCCCCGCGTTGCCCACAGGCTCGCTCGTGGGCGCGTTTCCTGGACCGATACGGTAATACCGCTATAAATAGCAAAAACGCCCGCTTGGGCGCTTATATCTAGGCAAGGCAGTTTTAGGACCGGCAGCAGAAGCTGCGTTATATACCCAGGTCACTGTTTATATAGTCTTTACGTCTACTCCTCGCTTTTCTAGCTTAGAGTTTAATGATTTTATCAAAGTAGCCGCCTCTGTTTGAGTAAGGTAGCCCTGCTCAAACAGTAAGTTTATGCCGTCGACGGCTTGCAGGTAAGCCTGGTCGCCAGTGTAGGTTCGTACTACCGACATTATAGCGTCTCCTCGTTATTCAGTACTGCGTTTACTAGGAGGCTGGCTGCAGCTACTTTACCGCCTACGTGCCAATCTTCGGTCTTGCCGGTGTCTAGGTTCTCTTTGTAATCGTATATAGTGCAGAGTACGCCTTCGATACTTACTACCCAGAGGTGGGTTACTTTATCGTAATCCTTCATGATCTCCGGGTCGCCAAATGCGTCCTTTAGTTGCTGAAGCGTTGCGCTAACGTAGCCCTGGAAGCCTGTGCCGTTTGCTACGTTTGAGGTTTGTCGATGGTAATTCATGGGTTTTTTGCCTTTCCATGTATTCGTTGTTGTAACCCTAATGTACCTCTGTTACAGAGGTTAAGCAAGTCTATTTTCAAAGAATATATAAAAACCCCACCAAGTGCCTGAATGGGGCTTTTATAGCTTGAACCACACCTCACGTATGGTGCTGGCGACTTGCAGCCGGAGGCATGATCTCGAGCTGTCTAACGGACATTAGCTTTCGCCATTGAACTGCGTTGCAGTTGCCGCCAACTTTTAAACGTTCGGTTGCTCACCCTTTGGCTGATTATACAACCCGAGTCCTATAGCTGAAGGGTTTGCGAATATGATCACACCGACCGTTTCAAACTCCAGGCTTACAATGCCGTCTTTGTCCTGTATAGATTTGAGCCTTGCACCAGGGAACACTCCGTTCATCTGGGTTATTTGCTCGGAGCGGTTGATCACCGGGATGTTTTTGACTTTTTTAGCCATTACTTCGAACTCCTCCATATTACCCAGTCTTTATGCTTCTTAGTACGGTTAAAGCCGTTACGAAGTAGCCAGCCCATGAGTCGGGTATTTACTACCTCTTGGACCACTATTGTTTTATGCGTTGCTTTTATATGATCAACGTATCGCTGCCATGCCCCATTACCCATATCGTTATTAATTACTGATAGTAAGAAATAGCAGTCACCCTTTATTTTATACTTGCCCTCGAGCGTTTCAAACTCGAAGTCGCTATAAGTAGCAAGCTCCTGTAGAGCCTTAGCAGCGTGCTCTACTGGTATATCGATGTGGAATATATCAGAGAGCCGCTTCGCTGCCAGCTCGGGAGTCATGGCTTAAACCAAGCCCCATTCTGCGAGCTTCTCGAAGCCGCCGATCTCTTTGATGTATTCGCCTGCCCGGGCAACAACCTCGTCGTATGGGATGCCGTCTACTAGCTCGTCGCCAATAGCGCAGTGCAACTCTACCGTTTCGCCGGTCGCTTGAGCCTTCAGGTGGGCGTATATGTTTACGGATACATCAGCCTTTGATAGATCCTTACCATGCAGACCGCCACCAGTTACTGCCTCGCCCATATCAGAGCCGAGCTTGCGGTTGACCGCACCGGTGTCGACGTCTGTGCCGCCTGTCCAGTCGCCAAGCGGGTTAATAACCATGCTGTAGTTTATGAACATATCTGAAAGCTCGTCGTGGTGGGCGTTGCTCTGGCAGATGATTAAACGGTTACCGGCGAGGATGTATTTGCCGTCGCTCTGGTATGTCTGGTATATACGGCGGGCAATTTCGGAGAGCTCTTTTACTTCCCGGCTTACTGGCACGCCCTTAAAGATGCCGTTGTCGCCCGCTTTGACCGTTTCAGCCTGGTTGCTAGCCAACTCTGGGTCTTGCGGCACTTCGAGGTAGTTTACCTGGATGTCGCCCGGCACAAGGCGGTGTACGATGCTCTCCACGGCTGCCGTATGTAGCTCCACGCTGGTTTCAGCGATGATAGTGGCAAGTCCATGCCCGACGAGTACTTCAAACGCCACCTTCGGGTTCTCCTGCAGCGTATATGCGTAATCGACTAATGCACCGGCAATGCGGTCTGCTACCTTGTCGGGGTGGCTAGGGTTTACTTTTTCAATCATAGTGTTTCTCCATTCTTTATAAGCCTTATGGCTTGCTGTTTACTGATTATACCACCATACATTTGCCCGGATAAATCCTTAGCAATTGACAGTAGTATTGCCCGGCGTTTTGCTCGGTCGTAATGCTCGACCATGTATTTGTACTGCGCCTGATACGCCACAAGCTCCTCACGCAGCCGGAAGTCTTTATCGACCAAATACTTATCCCACCACGCTGCCGGGTCGTCCTGGCGTTTAACGTGTACCTCCTCGTGGGCTTTTAGATCCGGGCGCAGTTCGATACCTGCAGGGCTGTAAATATGTGGAGCATATACAAACACGATCGCTTTGTTTTTTCGGACCGCCGGTATAGCCTGGCATATTTGCTCGTAATTTGGCGGCAGTTCGTATAGTACCTGGCTCATAAACCGACCCTTTTTTTGTATTGCTTAAACATTTCAGCACCAACACTGCCGGGAGGGTATGGTTTCATGCCTTTACTAAAGCCATACTGGACCGGCGACTTTGGCATCCAGATAAACTGACCATCATATTGCCATGTTGGTGAGCCTGGGCGTTTAGCGTAGGCTGCAGGCGTACAAATGGTGGCATATAGGGTGGTCGGTGGGAAGTCGTGCATTACCGGTGCTCCGCCATTTCGGTGTATTGTTTCCAGTACTCCGGGAAGGCATCTTTTATCCTCTGCAGGTTGTTGGTATCGGCGCATAGTGCCGCTTTGCCGAGGTTCGATACGAAGCTGCCACCGAAGCGTATCATCGTCTGTATGGTTTTTAGATCCTGGTCGGTCATGACTTTGGCTTCTCCTCTTGCTTCTCAACAAGCAAGTGTATTTTGCCGTTTTGCTGCTCGATAGCCATTGTAATCCTATTAAATAGATCAACTTCGGAGGGGGTCAGCGGCACAGTGAGTGTCTGTTGTTGGTTATAGGTTGCCAGCGTCAAAGTGTAATTGGTGTATTTAGTCATGGCAGATATACAACCAGGTGTCGGTCGCCTTTCCATGTTTGTTATATTGCCGGATAGCCTCGATGTCGTGACCGTCTTTGCGGAGGGCGCTAATAACCGAGGTATACTTGAGCGCTATTCGTGAAAGTTGCCAGTTGTATGCACCGCTTGGCTGCTTGATGGCGTTGAGTATTTTGCCCTCTTGTGATACGCCTTTGAGCTTTGCCGGGCGCGGTGGTAGTGGGTGCTGCGGCAATCGAGCGCGACCATTGGTGCGTATGCCTGCCTGCAGGTATGCCAGTATTACTTTATTTGCAGTAGTCAGCCCCGCTTTTTTCGGGAAGCGTAACTCGTGCATTGGTTTACCGGACGCTACTAGCGCGATCATTTCCATTTGCACCGAAGTAAGCTCAATATTGAAATATGCGCGAGCGAATAGCTCGATGTCGGTTTTGATTGGTCTTGGTGCGGGTGGTATTACCTGTGGCATTACCTTGTCTCCTTCTTGTATAAATTACTTATCCAGAGCGGCTGTTTGGTGCGAACACCCACCTTACGAATGATCCCTTGCTTTGCGGCACGTTTGAATACTCCGCCCAGTGGCGTGTAATTGTCGAGTCCATAGCCGGAGCTTTCCAGGAATATAATCACCATGTCGGCGACGATATACTGGTGGTCTTTGGCAAGCGCGAGCAATAGCTTGTCTGCAGCGTCGCGCCAGGCTTGTGATTTACCGTCCATCGTTTAGCTCCTTGAGTATCTGGTCAGCATACCGATATACCATCCGGTGGGCGGTCGTATAAAAGCTGCCGGAATTCGGAAGGCTGAAAAAGTACGAAGGATCGGAGCATTTATCGAGAAACTCTAGGACGTAGGCAATGCTCATATCGTCCGGCGGCGGGAGCTGACCGTCGTGCATCTGCCTGTATATTTCGACAGAGTACCAGTTATCGATAGCATTGTCCCAGGTATTATGCCCAGGGCTGATATGGTACTTTGCGAATAGCTCCGTTTTATTCATTTGGAGTCTCCGTATTGAACACTAGCTTGTCGTCGCTGGCGTTTTGGGTGGCGCTACCTGCCCAGATCACAACGTCCTTTTTAATAAAGCGCATGGTCATGACCCGGGTTGCTGGGCTGACGTTTACTTCTACATCATCAAAGGGCGGCTGCTTTTTTACTTCCTCAGCGGCTATATTAAGCCGGGCGGCAAGCGCTATTAGAAAGTTGTTGATCATGTTGAGTAGCAAAATAAACAGAAACGGCGAGAGGATACCGGCGACGATTGCTAGCGTGATTAGAAACGCCTGCAGTGCTGCGTCCATATTATTTTTTTACCTTTGCTGCTTTTACGGTTGGTGCTTTAGCATCGTCCAGTAGTCGGCGCACAATAAGCTCGATTTGGTCGTCGCTGACCGTTGCCGGTTTCTGGTTAATGTTCTTGGCGATGTGCAATAGGCTCGCTGCAATAGAGTCTAATGCGTGTGACTGTGCCGATATAGCCTTAGTGTCCGTAATTGATTTATTGAGCGATTTACGCGCTCGTTCGAGTAGCTCCATACTACTTGTGTCCCTTCTTGAGTTGCCGGAGTGCGGCGTTTACGGCTGCATCCTCTTTTAATAATACTAATCCGGCTTGCGTCGTTACCCCTGCATCTACCAGCAGGCGAGTAAGCCGAGTTGCTTTGAAAAAGCCGATGCCCATACGCCTGGCAATATTCATAGCGTTAGGATTGCCGGAGCGCACCGTATGAATTACTGCCTGGACCGTATCCTGCTTTGACAATTTTTTACCAAATAAGTCGCGATATTGTTTCATTGCTTTGTTGCCCGATCTAAAAACGTAGGGTCGATTAAATTATCGAGGAGCTTTTCGAGTGGCTCTTCAAATACAACCGTAAAAGGCTTATCGACGCCGGTAGTAATTGTCGCGTTGCCAGCGTGTACCAGTCTACCTCGCACATAGACTGCTACCGGATAGTTTGGTTTACGCTTGAATAACTTTTTTAACCGGGCAAGCATGATTACTCCTTGACCTCAATTTTCTTTTCAGGCGATTGTTTCTTTTTAGCTTTGGTGGCTGGCTCGTCGTCAATAAACGCTTGTGCCAATTCATCAGCGGGAGCGGCTAGCATTGCATCTAGCTCGGCATCTTCAATTTCCGGGCGCTCAGTAGTGATTGATGTTGTAGGCTCATCCGCTACGCCAATCAGCTCGGCAACCTCTTTATTTGCTTTGCGGTAAATCTCTGCGGACTTTGTCATTTTCTTAAAGTCGTCACCGCTTAGACCCACCAAGTAGTCGAGTACGGAATTGTAATTGACCGGGTCTTCCGGTTGCAATGCTGCTGGTATACTCACCGGCTCAGTTGCACCCCTCTTACGTTTACCAAATAATCCCTCTAGCACGTTTCCCTCCATTCATAGAACGTTACCTTTGTACCTTCAGTATAGCACAACTGGGTATAGTTTATGCAAGCCTATTTTTCAAGATTATTTCTCATAATGGCAAGCTGGTGTTCGAGCCGGTGTTTTTCAGAAGCAAGCAGTAATTGTTCGAGTGCGATCTTTGCCAGCCGCTTTGTAATGTCCTCAGTCGTCGGACCAGCCTTGCGCTCAAGGTAGTCCGACATGCTGATGACGTTACCAGGTAACTTTTCCATCAGTGTCTAGCCTCCCGAGCTGATCGGCGTTTGGCTGTAAGACGCGTAGTATTAGTCGAGCTAATCTTTGCATTGTTTTGTCCCTCCATAAGACTTTGATTGTTGGTTTGTATATTTGGAAGGCTGGTCTGCTCCGTGAACCGCTGCAGGTTACCGCAGCCCGGGCAGCGCTTTGCCGTCCGCCTTAACACTTGCAGTTGTACCTTATTTAGATCGGCAGAGTCAATAGCATAAGCGCATTTGATATTTGGACACTGAAATACGGTGTCGTTCATAGTTCCTCCGGGTCTAGGCGTGGCTCGGGGAGCATACAATCATCACAGGTATGGTCAAATTTGTTGTTCTCGTGCGCTCCACACGGCTTGCGTTCGTCCATTTAGAGTAGTATACCCTCAAAGACTGCCTGGATTACATTTGTTGTTACGCCGTTGCCACACATTTTGTACCGTTGTCGATCAGAATATCCGGCAGTCCAGTTATCGGGAAAGCCCTGCAAGCGCTCGCATTCGAGCGGAGTTAGCCTTCGAGCTATATCTTGTATGAGCAAATGATTGTTGTCTTGATAGCTTTTGCCAGTGATAGTAGGTGCGTATGGCGTCACGTTCCCTTTGTTCTTACCTCTGGGGCGTTGCACTACCATAGGAGTTTTATTACCTCCAGAGCCGTAATCCCTTACTGTTGGCGCAGTTTTTTCATATACTCGAGGAGCGCGTGCCGGATACGATGCATCAACGAGTATCTTTTCTCCTGGACCGGCGACAACTTCAGGCTCGGAATACGGCTCAATAATTGCTCTGTTGCCTCCGCAGAGAGGAAATACTTGCGGTCGGGGTGTTCCTCTAAGATGTCCGACAATGATAATGCGTTCGCGATTTTGTGGGACTCCATAATTTTTGCTGTTAACAAGTTGCCATTGGCAGTCATACCCCAGCTCTGTAATCGTGGAGATGATGGTTGCAAAAGTACGTCCACCGTCGTGGCTGAGAAGCCCTTTAACGTTTTCAAATACGAATAATCGAGGTTGTTTTGCTCGCAGTATTCGCGCAAGGTCAAAGAATAACGTCCCTCTGGTATCTTGAAACCCTCCTCGCCGACCGGCGACGCTGAACGCCTGGCAAGGGAAGCCACCAACAAGGCAATCAAAGTCGGGGAGTTGCTCGGCATTAATTTTTGTGATGTCTCCATAGTTTTTAACTCCTTTAAAGTGCCGTTCGTAGACTGATATTGCATACGGATCGATTTCGGAATAGCCAACAAATAGTGGTCGTTCGATAGACCGCTTGCCAGCAATGCCTGGACTAGATAATCGTCCCGGGGTACTAATATTTTTTTGCGACGTGGCGAGAAGTCCTTGCCGATTTTGCTCGACATCTCCCGCCGAAGTTTCTTCGCCTCCTCCGATCGTTGTTCGGTAAGCATTCTGTATTCCAAGTTCAAACCCTCCTATACCAGTAAAGGTGCTAAATATTCGCATTACTTTGCGCCGCCGAGCACGTTTTCTGCGTAGTATTTCTGTGGCGGTTTGCAATTCTTTAGCGCGGTCGCCATATATTTCTGCGATATGCCCTTACGATCGGCATATTCCAGTAGCGCCTCAAAGTCAGCCTGGCTGTTTGCGTTTATAAATTCGCTGGCTTTTTGTACCCAGTACTTCTGGTATTTACCGAAGCCAAACCGGACCAGCCGGTCGTTGAGGTACATTCGGGTGTGCTGCGCTATCTCCTTAACAGCCTCGGTTGCTTTCGTAAAGATATACTTACCGTCCTTGACCATTTTACAGAGGCGAGCAAAGTAGTGCTTGGCGTTGGTTTTACCCTTAGCAGTCGCGATCATTTTACCCCACTCGTCGGCTTTGCCAGCCTTCTCGAGCATGATCTGAACACTCCGGTAAAATGGCAAATAAGCCATGTTGTCTATGAGTGCCGCAGCGTCCTCTCCTATTCGTTCGAGCATAGTTGCCCGGCGTTTTTCCCCAATCGTGTAAGACATTGTTCCCTCCATTCCGTCTTGTATAGCCAATATACCATTGGAGCATATTTTGAAGCAACTGCGGTTGTGGTTAAACAGGGGATAAGTGCATAATTTCTGTGCAAAACCGGTCTTTTTTACTGGTCGTATCTATATAGTATATAAATTAGTTCCATTAGAACTATTCTATATAGTATGTAGAAATGGCAAAATAACAGGGGTCGTTACTTGCCGTGAGCGCGGTTTACGAAGCCCATCCAAGCGCTGTCGGCGGCGTTCAGTGCCTTGCCGAGCTTGTATAGGTGGAACTGCTTTTTATTGGCTAGCTTGCCGTCGTAGTAGATCGGTAAGAATTCGCCGGGGGTGTATGTTTCGTATTTGTTTTTGATTGCGTTAATCATGTATACATCATAGCTTAAACTTGCTTATTTGTCAATACACTTTACAGAGGTCATACAAAAACTACCCTCTATCTCACTTTCGTGGACGGTCGGGTAGTTCGTGCGGTAATACACCGGTGTATTACTTCAGACCAGGCTTAACGCAGATGGTCACTCACACGCCTATTATACCATCAAAGCAAACAGCACACCCGAAAGTGTGCTGCATATCTGCCGAATGGAGTTCTAACCTCAAGGATGTCTTACTACCCTAGTGGCTACCATCAAATGTAGCACACCACCGGCGTACAGACTAGTGGGGGTTATAGCATAATCTCCTGGCTAGTGCCGGTGCTGGTCTTTTCCTTACTGAAGCGCACAGCGCCCCACGCTGCGAATGCCGCCGCTTCGACCGGGTCGCTCTGTATATCGGGGTTCATACTGGCATATCCGTACATCCCATCGCGCCCAATATCGCGGCGCTTGACTGTCTTCATCGATACGTTGAGTCCCGGCTGGTCGGAGTGAGTAAGCAATTTGTTCTCTATTGCATCGTTAAAGGCGGCGTATGCTGCACCGGCTTCCTTTACGTTCGGGGTTAATATCCTTTTACTGATACGCCGCTCCGACCGGGTCAGCTCCTCGACAAGCAGTTGCGTGCCTGAAGCGCCGTCGATGATTATTTTCTTAGCCTTACGCCAACGGTTGCCCTGGAACAACCACCGCGTAATCCAGCTAATACCGGCACTGCGGGGTTTGCGCTCTATTACTTCGACATGAACCACGCCATAATCCATCAGCACGCCCACACACAGCGTCGTAGCGCTGCCGTCGGGTGCAAACTTGATCGTGTATACAAACGGCGCGTTTTCGGGCAACACGACCTTCTCAACGGCTAATGGCAGCCATTGATCGTCTGTAAAGGCTCGCTGGCTTTCCACCCCTGCAATCCAGCCCAGGCGCATTTTGTTGAATGAGTCGATTGCCATTTCCCCGGCTTCTTTTTTGACTGCAGATAAAAGCAGGTGGTATCCGAGGCTCGGGTTGGCTGCGTACCAGGCGTCGACGTCGTTAGGGTCGGTAATATTCTCCACGCTCCACTCCTGCCAACATACATCAGTAACTTTGCCCTCGAGTACATTGCGGCGCTTACGGATAAACACTGTACCTGACCCACCACCGCTCGGAGGCGTACCGGCGCGGATGGTTTGCTGGTTTTGGTTCTTACCGGCTGAGATGGTAGGCAGCAAGGCTTCGTTTTGCGCGTCGGTCTCCTCCTGCGCCTCGTCGATTAGTAGCGTGTCGTTTGTAGCACCCAGACCGTTTGTACGCGTTCGGGTTCGGAATACTACCCTGCCCCGGTTTCGCAGCTCCACGTAATCCAGGCTCTTTGGCTCTTTATCAAACTCGTCGGTAAGCATATTGCGGATCTCGTCTTTGGCATCGTAAAAAAAGCGCTGCAGACGGGTTTTAATGGTGGCGACGGTGTTGTCGGATTGCGCGGTATAAATCAATGCCTCGTGCAAAAATATCATGCCGCCAATGATCCGGACCAGGAATAGCTCGGTCTTTCCGTTTTGGCGCGGCACTTCCAGTCCGCAGTCCGGGTTTGCCCATGTACCGTCCTCGTTAAGCGCCATCCAGCGATAGAGCACGTTTTTTTGCCAGGGGAGCAGTTTCATACCATACGACTCAACAAGCCGGATCGTTTTGTCGGCTAGCCAAATATCGCCGTTCTCGTAAATATCAATGCGCGGCTTTTGATTGCCGTAACGCTTCATTTTTGAATTTGCCATTATGAAGCCTCCTCTGTTGGTGTTTCTAAATCGTCAATCGTAACTCGCGCCCGGTAACTAGTATTGCGAGCGCCTGCATTTTTCTCACGCTTACCCACCGCCTCCGGCATATCGGCAAAGAGCGCACCGAGCGGCGTATCGGCTTTTGGACCGAGCCGTTTTTCGTAATCCGCTATTTGAGTCATGATCTCCGTCATTTCCCGCGTCAGGAGCGCCGTATCGCGGTTGCCAGCGCCTTTGTCGAGCTTCTCGGCAATTTTATCGCGGGTCGCCTTCAGCACGCCCAGCCGGTCGTTATCCTGCGCGAGAGCAAGCACAGAGTTCTTTTTGTTATTTTTGCCAACCAAGCCCGCCTGGTGGATCTTATCGATACGCCCCGGGTTGCTAATAATATCAGCCCAGCGACGGAGCGCCGAGTATGCTTCAGCGTTTAGTATATCCTGCCCGGTTGCCACTAACATACGGATGTGACTGGTCGGCATTGTTTTAAAGTAGTTGAGCCAATCGTCATAATTCTTTTTCTTTTTGAGTTTGATCTGCAGGTTTTGCTCGTTCCATTCGGTCATTAGCTGCACGACGTATTTAGGCTCAAGCGCAAAAAACCACGCCTCGTGCGCGGCTTCGACTGGGTCTTTTGGTTTTACCTCTTTGGGTGCAGCCATACACTAATCCTGCTTCCGGGCATGAAAGCCCATTGGTGGCTTTGGTTTGACGCGCACGCCATCACCAATTCGGACCACGTAAGCATCCTGGCTGTGTACCTCCTTAGCAAGCTCCGAGCCTTCGAGCGCGGGCGGCTGTATGATCCAAGCGACCGAGCCGTCTAGGTACTCAACCCGACCATGCGCGATGCCACGCACTTTAGCAACCACGTCCTCTATTTCATCGCCAAGTTCTATTTTTGTTTTTGGCATGATTTTACGACACTCCGTTCCAGTAGATATTCTCGTAGTTGTAGCTGGACTCCTTGCTTTTCGACGAGTTGAGCAATGACCGGGTATTGATAGCCTTCACGCGCTTAAAGCGTGGATCGCTCACCTGGTAACTGCTGACGTATACCGGCACTGTTTGAGCCATGCACCAGTCATAGAATTGCTTGTGGTTGAAGTCTCCCTCGCGGTACTCTGCAGTGCCTTCGTATGGCGGGTCGCAGTAGATGATCGGGCGCTCGCCGATAATAGGCACTTCGTCGTAGCTTTTGCCGGAGCTAATACCCAGCGTACTGATGCCGGGCATATTCTCTATCTGTACCAAGCGCTCGAGGCGGGTCAGGTGCTGCAGCGCGCCGACGTTCGGTATTTGTTTAGCCACGACAATACGGCGCTGGTATGGCGTCGTGTAGCGTTTCGGGTTAAGGAATAGCTTTGTAGTAACGGTCTTGCCATACTCTTTCTTATTGAGGTCGTCGGCTGTTTTTTCAATAAACTCAATGTCACCCTGCCCGGTAACAACTAGCTCTGCGAGCGCTCGCTTAAAGTCCTCCAGGGGTTTGCCATATAAATACGATTTTTGATTATTGCCAAACGTCCAGGCACACTGCAGCAGACCGGAATACCAGTCGTCGCCTTTATAGCCAGCCTCGAACTCGTCCCGGCTCACAAAGTCCAGGGGTATATCGCCACCCTCTTTTAAGTGCTGCATGAGAGCGCTGATTGCTTTGCTGCGCTCGTTATATACCACGTCGAGGTGCGGGTACTTCCGGGCAACGTATAACGATACGCTGCCACCACCACCGAATAGATCATAAAAAGAGTCGACGCCAGGGTGTCGCTTCAGGATAAACGGTACAATTTTATCAACTAGCTTTTGTTTAGACCCCATATAGGGTATGCCATAATGCCTTGCCATATTGTTAACTCCATTCTAATCTTCAAACTCAAAGTCGCAGTTCGGGCAGATGTGTGTTTTGCTCTGGTCGTCTTTTGATGCCGGTTCTTTTGGCTCTTTATCGACGTCGCCAAAGTTGAAATTTGTCAGACCCCAGCCCTCGAGCTCTTCCATTTCCCAGTTATTTGCGAGTATGTCAGTATCCCACTCACCGGAGGCAGTGTTGTCTTTGATTATAAATTCGCGTTTTTGTTTTTCGGTTAAGCCAAATACCTGCAGCACATCAATGTCGGTGTACCCGAGGTCTTTTAATGCGTATATACGTTGGTGACCACCGAGGACGACAAACTTCTCGTCCACTACAATCGGTCGCATTTTTCGCATATCAGGGAAGTCCTGCAGCGATTTTTTCAATGCCTCGAATTGCTTTTGATGTATCTTGCGGGGGTTAATATCGTTCGCGATCAGCGTATCGATCGGGACGATTTTCTCCTCTTTAGTAACGTTTGGATCTACTCCAGTATTTGCCTTAGCCATGATCGCCTTCTTCCTTTCTTAACCGGGTAGTTCCCGTTGCGCTCTGGTTTATGTAGTAATTGTAACATAACCGGCTCTGATACAATTAGAGGCACAAGAAGGAGGTAAAATGTGGCGCTGGATAATTTTCCAAAGAAGCCCTGCAGACATTGCGGGCTGACCGGTCATTTCCCATATCAATGTTTCGCGAACCCCAAGAAAGCAATAAAACGAGTGGCGCTGCGGCGCTCAACAAAGCCAATAAATAAAGTCGGTAAAAATACCAAGCAGTGGTTTAAGACCCGGGCGACCTGGATTCGCAAAAACCCGCCACCAATCGAGGGGCAGTATTGGGAGTGTTATTTGCAAATACACGAGTGGTGTCCGGTGCGTATCGATATACATAAGCTCACCCTGGACCACGTCGTTAGCCGGTCACGCGATCCAAGCCTGCGGTTTAATTTAGAGAACCTGAAGCCGTCGTGCTATTACTGCAACATGGAGAAAGGCAGCCGGAGCGTTGAGGCGGTTATGGCAGCCAAAGGCACGCGCAGTTTGAATACGGTCGATGAACCTGTACAATAAATGTGTTCACATAAAAAGAGCGCCGGTGCGAGGGGCGCTCTTTTGTTTATCCGGATGTTTATTTTACGAGAGTAGTGAGTTCGACGTCCTGAGCAGCTTGCCCGATGCCGGTAGGCTTCCACAGACCGTAGTATGTCGCCACTGAGATGGCAAACGCGGGAATAACGGCAAGTAATGCCAATCCAACGTCAAACGGCGTCTGAGAGGCTAGAGCGGCGCTAAACTGGGTTAATAGGCTGGTCAAGAGCGACAGCCCGGCGAGTAACCACGCTTTTTTAGCGCCTGACGTTACGCGGGTTGTTACCAAGCCAACTCCAATCGGCAGGAATACCGCCAATATAAGCTGAACTACTAGTGCTGGGTCTAGTGAAAATACAATCATATTTTAACCTTTCTTACTTACTACTTTATACAGCGCATCTAGGAGCGCACGTTCCTCGGTCGTACAGTTACCGTTTGACTTTGCCGCTGCCTGCAAATCAATGACCTGCTGTTTCAGCTTTGGCACGTCGTAAGTAACCGTCTCCCAGTTTTTCACCAAGCCTGCATAGCGAGCTTTGTACTCTGGAGAGGAGTACGCAGTAAATATGACAGGTGCCCAGTCCATACCAACGAACGCTTTATATTCCGCCTCCATTGGCGCGCGGTCTAGAAAGCCCTTCCAGATAGTCTCTAGTCCGCCTCGGTCTACTTTGCTACTCATATCGTCCTCCTTTATGTATTGATCTAAGTTTACAATTTGTTGAGCCTGAGAAATAGGGCGGCTGTTTTTAGTAACGCGCAGTGCCCGGCTGCCGTTTTGTTCGAAGTTCATCTCGCCGCTAATGTCTAGCCAGATATGACCATATCGGACGCCGTCGATTAAGCCCATGTCCCGGTTCACGCATACGTTAAGCCAGCCTGGAGCGTTTGCGGCTATTCCCTGGCGCACGAGCGTGTCGCCGCAGTCTTTAGCGTTGCCCCGCCCTGTATATGGATTAGGAGCGCCCAGGAACTCAAGGAGTGCCTTTATAAGCGATACGCATTGACCGTTATAGATGCCACACTTCTCATTGACCATCAACCCGACGAGCGAGTTTAAAAAGTCGCGAACCTCTTGTCTAGTTCTAGCCATCGGTGTCCTCTTCAGCTGGCGGCTCAGGTATATACGCCTTGAGCGCTGCCTTGCTAATTTCTGGTGCTTCCGGTGTTTCTGCGTTGCCCATAGGTGTGAACTCCTCCAATAAAACCATTATAACACGCTACCAGGAATTAGAATGTGGGAACGGATTAACGACAGTATTAGCCTCGTAGTCGGACTCCATGCGCGCACCCTTTTTACGGTTGCAGGCGCTGTGTGATAGCTGCAGGTTGTCTATATCGTATATCGGACCACCGCGAGCGCGGGGCACTTTATGATCTACCTCAACCGCCAGACCATTCCACTCGCCGGTCTCCGGGTCTTTCATCGGTAGAGTAACATCTATATATTTGTGGCAAATGGCACAGACAGGGTCTTTGCTGGCAATAGCGCGAGCGCGAGCCTGTGCCCACTCTGTGCCGTTTATCTTTTGCTTACGAGAAAGACCAACATCCATAAACGATCGCCTCGCTTACGCTTTATGTTCGCCTAATATCTCAACCTGAATGTATTTTTTGTCATTAAGTTGCACTCCATTTTTGTCCCGCTCAATACCATAAATATCATCAAGCTTTTTTTGAGCCTCGTCCTTATCCGCGGCTTCAATAGTATATTCTACCCAGTCGTCTGCGCTTCCTTTTGCTCGATATTTAAAAATCATGTTTCCCCCTATGCCTTATATTCAGTTATCTTGATATACGATTTTTGAGTTGCACCAAAGAGTCTAGCTCCCGAGCGACCATTAAGCGTAGTCGTTCCAGGGGTAGTAGTATCGTTTGAACCCATCCTGAATGTAAATGTCTGGGCTGACGTTGAGCCGCTAACTATAGACGCTTCGACAACTAAGAACTGCGAACCACTAGCGGCGTTATTATTCTCGGTCATTACACCAAGAGCATCGCTTACGCCAGTTTTAAATATTGCTCCAGTCATGTTCTTCGCAGCTAAGGTATTTGCGAGCATGGCATTTACTTCTATTACCAGTGTACTGTCGGCAAACAGTGGTGTGATAGCCAAAGACATATATTCTGTGCCCTCTGTTATTTGGGGTATTGTATCGTCAAGAGGGATAGCTGTTGTGCCAGTAGTTATTCCTGTTGGTCTAGAAACCACAGTTTGTACCGGCAAGCTGAAGCCCATCTTTATTGGCGTAATCGCATTGGTTTGAACAGCTGCCGTAGGAACGCTGTTCGTATTGCTAGTAATCATTGTGCGTAGGTCATCGATAAGCGAGTTGCTGATTGAGGTTTGACCGGCTGGCACACGCACGCGAGCTAGAATGCTGTATGGGTTTCCTGCACCGACTGATGCTTGAATAGCCGCGCCATTTGGATCAACAGGGCTTCCGGCTGGCGTACCATTTACGACCTTGATTTTTACAACCCCATTGGTGTTGTTACTTACTGCAGTGCTTGGAGTCTGACCATAATCAACATAAATTACAACAATATCGCGTCGAGGGTTTGAACCATCGGCAGCGCTAATGACCTGGTTGTATACAGCATCATTGAACACAGGGTGCGCGTAAGTACCGTCGGACCGGCGCACAAAGGCGTCGCCAACCTGCACATCAACGCTCATGTTCACGCCTGCAGCACGCTGGACCGCGTTTAGTCCGGTGATAATATCGCCAGTTACGATTTTAGCGAGCGCTCGAAGGTGACCGCTTTCGCTTGTTTTTCCGCCATCTCTGTTGCTTGTGCCTAAACTCATATGTTGCTGTTCCTTATCTGCTTTTCATTTTATCATAACTATGGTATTAGCGTTACCGTAATTGTACCACTTTGTGGGGCAAAAATATTAAACCTCACCATAATGCCGGCTGGGTCACTGTTATAGGTAACGTGGGTAATTCTCAACCACCAACTATATGGATCGTCTTTTACTGGTGACCAATTGTATGACATATCTTGAGCCGGTGTATCCCATTCAACCTCAACGAATGGCAGCGCAAAGCCTGTCTCTGGGCGGTCAACCACGTAGGTGACTTTGTACAACCTCACATAACTAGAGCTGGTAATACCGTGTACTTCGTGATCCCACGCCGGCGCAATCATTCTGCGGTAGTATACCCAACTATCACCTGCCATTGGTTGGGGCGTGCGCTTCAATTCGGCAAGGGTAGCAATGGCGTTTTTTACACGCTCTTGTAGGCTTAGTAAATCTTGTCTGCTTGGCATTATGCTGTATCCTGTACTGTTATTGAGCCGGTATCAGTACTATCTACTATAAAGCGCACTTTGATGTTTGTGCCACTCACATATGATGTTACGTTGAAATACCAGCCGTCTTTTTTGGGTGTTGGCACTAGACCGGCATAACTAAGAAAATAATCGTGTACATAGCCGTTCACGGCAACCAAGCCCATAAATGGTGCATCAAACACGCCTATGGTGTACCAGTAGGTATTATTTACTAGAATTTCATAACGCATAGAGCTAATCGGCGCATCCTGCTCATCGGCATCAAATATCACCGCCTTGTTTAAGGCACGGCTAGTACCGACGCCCCAAGTCAGTGTTTCATCTATATCCCAGCCACCAGCCTGAACAGCAGCACTTCTGTTTTGGTAGGTGTTCACGGTGTCTTTGCCGTTCGGCTGTTTTTGCTTTAAGTAACGTATCTGATCTTCAATGCTTTTAAGCTCAGTGCCTAGTTGGTTGTAGTAATCGTCTGGCTTCATTACGGTATACTCTCCGCTGTTACGGCTAATGTTCCAGTGTCGGTCGCATAAAAATATACCTTGATATAGATTAGCGTTGCATCCATAAAGTCGTTATTACCGAAGTAACCCCAATAGCTCACCTTGCCGGGCACGTTTAAAAAGTCGTCGAGATACGGATAAGTGAAGCCGTATGTTTGCCCGGGGGTTGCCGGTGTGCTCGGGCTTCCGTACATCAGTTTGTAGAGCGGCGCGCCCCACGGATTGTCTTGGTGGTCTGCAGTAAAACGAGCGACAAAGTCGGCGCGGTTAGTATAACCTCCGAATCCGTCCGGCGTCGCTACAGAGACGAGGTCGTATACTGTCGGGTTTCCACTACCGTCCAGGCACTCTATGATTTTAGGCTTCAATATATCTCTGCCCACACGCTGGGCGCGTTTAATGTCCTCAACATCGCGGCGCAGTTGCTTAAAGTTCTCTGCGAACGTCTGCTCTGGTATCAAGCCAAGCCTGGTCATTAGGATACCTGCACAAAGCCATAATTATCGACCGTAAGAGCAATGTCCTCTGCATCATTTTCATCAAGAGTAACGTCGAGTTGCTCTATACGGTAAATATCGTTGAGCGGTAGGCTGGGGTGTCCCTGCACCTCCACTGGTATGCGGTCTCCAACCCATACAGTACTCAAGTCCAGGAATTCGCCGGACACCGTCAATTTCGGCAGTATAAGCAAGTCTTTTGTTTGACTATTGGCGGCTGCAGTATTTTGGTCGAGCACCGTTTGGTCTTCGATAGAGTTAAAGCTGATTATGCGCATCCGCGTGCCATAGTTTGCGCGGCTTGTAGCGTCCTGGGCATCGCCACCCTCGGAGCGTACTGTTTCCTCACCGAACCCAGAGCCAAGCCCGATAGTGTAATTATAGAGGTTGAGCGCTGTTTTGGGCGTGCTGATGCTCTTGATGTTATACGGATAAGTCAAGCGATTGTTTGGTCGGTATGTTCCCTGCATTTCGTAGGTGTTGAATTTCCGGTCGTAAGTAAAAGCGAAGTCAAACTTGCCGTCGATGAGGTCTGTGAGGTTCATCTCGGCGTCTTTTATATTCTGGTCAATAAAGGTGCGGTCGCGTAGCTCGCCTGTCACATATTGATCTGGACCGAGCTCTACTCCAAAGTCGCCATATACCGTCTGTGTTTCATCGAGCATGTCCCAAGCAATCTCCGTCGACTCGGTTGCCGTATAGGTTTTTGTAATATAGCGGTCTCTGAACAAGTCCAAGAAGCCGTTACACTTCACGACCATGCTCGCGCCGCCCTCGTTGAAAGTATAAGCAATATCGACCACCTGAACACCGAAGAGATAGCCGCCATTGCGTTTTACACGTACGTCGGTAACATAAGGCACAAGCGTAGCCTCCGGGTCTCGACCGGCTTCCACACAGTGGTTCTCAAAGGCTTTTACATCAAGAGTAAACTGCAGCTCTTCGCTGTCGTTGCGCTTGATTTTATAACTGCGGCTGGTGGCGAGCTTGCTAATATCTGCCACCATTACGCCGTTTATCCAAAGCTCGAGTTCGTATTTTAGTTGAGGAGTCATGGGTTAGATCCCCGTCACGCCGTTACGCCATATAATTTCGGCATAGCCATCGTCGTCGGGAGTATCAGTATCAAAGCGGATCGCGTTATTTCCAACAAGTAAACCGAACCACACGCTGCCGTCGACTTTATTGCCGATTACGTCCGAGCCGTTTAGTTTTACTGTGCGGTTGAGCATATCGATTACCAGCTCGTCGCCGGTGTTTGTATTGATGCTCATAGCGAACTGCTCCCCGGTCGCTTGGTTCGTAAGGATAGGGTCGTGTGTCTCGTCGTGGATAGTAATTGTCGGATATACAACAGCATTTCCGCTATTTAGTACGATAGTTGGCTGCCCGCCAACATCCCAGATAACCGGTAGGATGTACGGAGTCGCATAACCACCATTATCGAGAGTGCGGTTTACGATCGCACTTTGCTCGTCGCCACCGTCAACGCTATAGAATAGTGGGTCGCCTGCAGTAAGCTGGATCATATAATCGCTAGTGTAACCGCCCTGGCTATATTCTACTTTTGCGTCAGTAACATTTGCATCAATACGGAATTGCTCACCGGCAAAGTTGGTTATATACACCGGTATTGTCGTGCCAAGAGGTAGTGCTGCAAGTAGCGTCTGGCGGTCTAGCGCGTGCTGCGCCCGAGAGCCGCCTATTTGCCCGATTTTACCCTCAATGCTCACCATACGGAAGCCCGACTGCTGGTCGGTTACTAATCCGCCGGACCGACCGCTGAATAAGAAGCTAGAGGTGCGAATATCAGCCGGACCGAGTCCGCTTACTTTTTTAATAATGAAATTGCCACCGTTAGGGTCGGCGCTGAGGGTGAGTGTTTCGTTTAATAGTATATTCATTTTATCGCCTTACCTGCCACGCTAGCTCGCGACTTACCGAGTCTAGATCCACCTGGTTGTAGATATTATTATTTTGCGTTATTCCACCGTTTGCCGCAACTCCTGCAGCGTTTAGACCGGCTGGATCGACCGGCGATACGTTCATGCCAGCCATTGCCGGTGCGATTGTCATACCTGCCATAGCATCGGTGGCTAGCTTGTCGACCGCTTTTGTTACCAGACCAGCGTTGTCAGTAATACCCTTTGCCAGCCCCATGACGTCCATTTTACCGACCCACGCCCACTCGGTTGACGGCGAGTGAATACCGAAGATGCCCTTAATGCCATCCATAACGCCTTTACCGAAGCCTTTAATCTTGTCAAGTACCCAGCCTGCAAGGTCGCTGATGCCGTTCCACAATCCCTTAATCATATCTCCACCGATACGCGCTAGGTTTGCTGGGGAGAGCGTGTCGCCGATCGTACTGAGTATCTTGCCGAGCGCACCGATGAGCGAGCCGATGATCTGTGGGATTGCTTTTACCAGCGCCATAAATAGCTGAATGGTCGCACCAATCATCATATTTATGAATTGCGTACTCGTGAGCGTTTTTACGATGTTATCGATGATGACCGGGAGAGCATCTACCAGCGCGACAATAATTGTAGGCAATGCTTCGATGATCGCCAGGAATAGCTGAATAGCGCCCATAATTAGCGAAGTAAGTGCCGCCGGGTTAGTTAAGCCCTCCACGATAGCCTTGATGATTTCAGGCAGCGCGTTTGCGATCATAGTAATGATTTGTGGCAGTGCCAACACAATCGCCAGGAATAGCTGTATAAAGCCGTTTATGAGCAGTGGGAGTGCCGCGAGCAATGCTTGGATGATTGTAGGCATTGCAGCCACTAGAGCCTGTATGAGGCTCACCACAGCGTTAATTAGGGCAGGGATGAGTGTTGGTAGTGCTGAAGCCAGCGCCGGGACGATAGCTTGTACGATTTGAACAATGCCGTCGACTAGCTTAGGCAGTAGCGAGATAATCTGCGGAACGGCGATCTTGATAGTATTTACGAGACTATTTACGAAGCCGGTCACGTTGCCGGTTGACATGAAGTCCTCGAACGCCTTTTTAGTAGTGTTTATGCTACCAGCCAGGGTGTCGTTCTCTTTTGCATAGTTTCCGGCGTATTTGGCAGTTTGCTCCATGAATATCTGGTTAGCCAGCAGAGCCTTTTCTTGCTCGGTCATGGACTGGGTCGTTTTGTTCATACCATTTTTTAGCGCATAAGCGTTAAGGGTGCTGTCGTTCATTTTGACACCCAGGTTATCCATCATAGTGTAGTTACCCTTAGCAGCGCCAGTTACCGCTTCGAGAGCGGCAGTCGTATCGATACCCATAATAGATGCAACGTCAGAGGCGCGTTGCATTGAGTCGGCAGATAATTGCATAGACTGCTGAACGCTTAAGCCAGCGCCCTGGAATAGTGATCCCATTTTGTTAGCGCCTTGCAAAAACTCACTTTGGCTTAGACCGGCATTGGTATATGCATCGTTGGCTTTCGCTTTGATCTGCGCGGCATACTCTCCGAATACCGCCTCAGCGCCTCCCAGTTGCTGTTCTAGCTCTGCACCGGACTGCAACGCCTTTGTTGTCAGTGTGGCTAGTCCGACCGCTCCTGCAGCCATACCAGCGGCGATTGCGATGCCGCCAGCTTTAGCAAAACCGCCCAACTTGCCGAGGGCTGCCTGGAATGGACCAGAGTTCTTTTCTACTTCGTCGCCGAGAGCGGCGGTCGCCGGACCAGCAGAGCCTTTAAAACCAGCAGCAATCTTGCTCTGGATGCCGGTCATGTTCGGCGTTACCCTGACTGTTGCTGAACCGATGTCTGCCATTTTGGTTGCTTTTACCCTTTAGTTAAGCCAGTTTTACCGCAACCGTTGGCGTGTTGTATTGATATTGTAAATTATAACATAAAGGAGTATCAGACGCGCCCAGCATCTTTTGCTTTTGATAGCGCTAGATGTCCGATGTAATTCGAGTGAGCGTCTTTGCCGGTGGCGGTAATGGTGGCGATGGCACGTTGCCCACGACCGCCTTTATTTACGCCCACAGTAGTCGTTACCGTTATCTCCGGCGGCTCGCTACTCATACTTCCCGCCATAGACCGGGCGCGAGCTGCAATAGCCTCCGCCGATTGCTTGATGGTTGGTGCGACCATTGTCGTCAGTATCTCTGCGGCAGCTTCAGTGTCTAGTTGGAACGATACATCACTACTCATGTTTATAGTATAGCGCACGCGTACCCCTACTCCCCTACTGACCCCCTACTTAATATTTTATAGGGGTGGGTTGCGATAAAGTCAAAATTATGGCGACACACCGAGTAGGGTAGGGGACTTTTGAACAAAAAGCGAACTTGGCAAATATAGCGCCCAGAGCTACCATCGAACCATGCCATATAACGATCCCATTCGTATCAAAGACTTAGCGCGTAAAAAGGCTATTAACGCCGTTTATAGGGGTAAACTAAAGCGCCCGGACCACTGCGAGGGCTGTCTTACGCCCTGCACGCCAGACGCGCACCACAATGACTACAATAAACCGCTCGAGGTTAACTGGTTATGTAAGCGATGTCATGGCGAGGTGCATGGTTTTTATGCCGGAACATACAACTTTACAGTAATGTTTTAACTGTATACATTTTTTAACTGCGCGGTCGTGCCAAGATTGCGTCGATTTCGTCGGTTGTATGAACCTCTGCCCCCTTGCTAATCTCGCCCTCTGCCGATACCTGTGGCATAAAGTCGGGTCTGAATAGATTGGGACGTCGCGCCAGGTGCTGCGCTTTCTTTTTAGGATCATATCCCTTTTGCCACACCAGGGTTTCGAGGTAGTAGACCATCTTGTTCTGCAGCACTTCGGACCAGCCCCACTGCAGCGCCGGTTGGTATTTGATGAACACCCGCGATTCGCGCGGCAACTGAAAGAGGAGTCGCGCTGCTCTGTTCGGGTCAATTAGCGCGACATCCAGATTGTAATATTGTTGGAAGTCCGCCTCTAGTTCGTCAAAATACTCCCGACGTATCTTGAGAAGCGCTAGTCTTTTGGGTTGAATTTCTCAATAATTGCCAGGTAAACTTCCTGGAGTTTTTTCATACGGAAGCGACCCTTGTAATCTGGATCGGCTTTTTCGCCTGCAGCCTTAAGCTCTTCGGCGTGGTCTTTGGCATCCTTCTCGGAGTAATATGCCTTCATTTTTGCATAGCCGGGCGCGCCAATCATAAACGTCAGGAGTGGCACGATAGCGGCTACCTGCCCTTTATTTTCGATACGATCGATATACTCAAACGCCTCGACGTCGTCCATAAGGTCGGTGTCGACTTTGAACGTATACCCGTCAACGGTTACTTCACTGATTGTGCTTTTTTTAGTTTCGTCAGCCATAGCTTTCTAATTCTCCATTCTTACTTCGTACTTCGATTATAACATACAGAAAACGCCCCGGAGGGCGCTTTCTGCCGTATATACGCTCGGTTACGATGCTACTAGAGCAATGTACTCGGTGTGGGTATTACCGTCGCTGTCAGGGAATGCCTTAAGCGTGATTGGATACGCGATAGGCTCGCCGTCCACATAGGTAATCTCGCCACTACGGTCGACGATCAGACCTCGTTCGACAACGATACGCTTTACGCGTCCGCCAGTCATAACAAGTTCAGCAACAAATACGATTTCTGGGAGCGGCTTGCCGTTCGCCTTGATCGTAATGCTTTCGCCATCCACAGTGACACTATCCTCACCATAGTACAACTTCGCAGTCTCAACGTTGGTCTCGATGAGATTGAACGTGAACATTTCCGCATAGGTGGTTTGTCCCGACAAAACATTGTCGCCTCCCCATGCAAATGTATCTTCGACGTCTGTTTCGGTGTTGTTTACCAACCCCTCTTCGCTAACATAACCAAGCCCCTTGAAGGCTGGGTCGAGTGAAGCACTCGCGTTAGTTGGGAGAGTAGTCCCGGCAGGTGCTACGAATAGCGCACCGGTGGCTTTTGGTTTACCGAACGAGACTTTACTGGAGTCATTCATGGTAATTGTCCTCTGAGGTTGTCGGCACAACTACTCGCTAGGAGTGCTCTGCTTATTTGTAGTATAACACAAGCTATTTACGACGTGGGCGATAATATTGCACCGCCAGGAGTATACCAATAACCACATCCTTCAGCGCGTTGTTGAGTGAGTAGCTGATCGGCAATAGCTCCGGCGTTGCGTTGCGACCCTCATAGAACGAGCCAAACGCCACCACAGCGTCCAGTAGGACAGGAATAAACTGCCCGACGAATAGTACGATAGTTGCCACAAACACCGCGATACGCACGCCTGGGTAGTCTGTGGCGGTCGTTCGCAGCTGCTTGACCTGCTTAATGAGTGTGGCTGCCAGTAATATAACCGCCAGTGTGCGGAGACATAAAAGTACTATTGCGAGTGTTTGAGCGTCCATGTTAGTGTCCGATTGCCTTTGCTAGCTCGAGCGTTATGTTATTGCGTTTCAATTCTGCTATTACTTTACCAGCATCCTTGCGGCTTTTCACTATTTTTGCGATATTTTTTTTATGCGTGGCGGCAGCTGCCTTTTCTACCGCTTCGAGTTGCTTTTTGGTGGCTGTGCCATCCCTCCTCCAGAATATGAGACGCATTATTTTTCTCCTCGCACTATATTAATCTTATCAATCAACATTTTAGTACTTTCTGAGAATGTTTGCAGTGTAGTATTTAACTCTTTTGCAACTTCGTTACCTTCGAGACGCCTCGCCTCTTGAACTTCAAACAGTCGATCGTACAATTTTACGATGTGCCGGACTAGCGCAACAATCACAGCGCCCATAGCAAAGATTATTATGCCAGGGAGTCCATACTGGGAGAGTAACTGACCGAAGTCCATAATTACGATCCGTATATGTCTGTACGTGAGGTACTGATGCTATAAAGCTGCGGGTTGCCATTCAAACCGATAGCCGATAGCTCAGTCTTTTTAAACCACAGGTCGCCGGTCGGGTTCGTATATTTGATATTTTCACTATACGGACCAGCCGTTTGCTGAAAGCTCTCGGCAGGCTGGCTGTCGAGCGGCGCTTGCAGGGCGCGCTTAGTAGACTCCATGACTACCCACTGGAGCGTGTCGAAGTACGCAGGGCTTGCGTTTGCCTTTGCATCTAGATCGATGCCACTATCCTCTGCAATCAAGCGCAGGCGGTTGCTGGCGAGCTTGAGGAGGTAATTAGCGCGGTCTGCACTGTCCGGGGCTTTCCAGAAGTTCGTTAGATCCACCTCGTTCGCATACGCGCTGGGTGATGTTACTGGTACAGTTACTCCGTCAGCCATTACGATGCTCCTCCGTTATTCATAAATTGACCACCGGCGAGCGCTTTGCGTTTCTCGACGAGCTCTTCAGCTTCGCGAATTGAAACACCGAGCATACGATAGCTGGCAACAGTACCGATGAATTCAGGCATGGCAGTTTGTATTTTGCCGATCGCGTCGCCTGTAGCGCCGACGTCCATTTGGAATATAGGCTTCCAGGCAGGTATTAATTCATTCATAGCATCCGGCACGTCGCTTATACCGTCGATAGCCATACGCAGGGTAATAGCGATATTTTTAATCTGGTTACCCAGCTCGTCCTGCCAGTTTGTAGCCTCTAGCAAGAGGTCGTCCGACATAGCCGATAGGCTCTCGGCGCTGGTTGGGTTGCCGGTTTCATAACCGAGGTTACGGAGTGTGAGCGCAGTTTCTGCACAGAAGTCGCGGGCTTTGTCTTTTTTCGCGCCAATAAAACCATCGATTGACATTTGCTGCAGCTGCCCGACGGTCGGCGCGTTGCCGTCCTCGTCTTTAGGGATTGCCCATACGATACCGATTGAACTGTCGAGCTTAGGGTCTTTTTTAGCACCCTCGGCTAGACCGGTGATGTAGCGCTGTGGCAGTGAGTAGAATTCCTCGGCAATTTCCTCGCGGCGCTTTTGGCGTCCCACTTCCTGGATGATCCGGCGGGCGGTCTTTGTAAGGCGTGACTTACCCAGCGGCTGGCGTGCAGTTGCGCGGTGTGTCATTGGCATAAGCAAGCAGCGCCCGGTTGGGTTTGGTACGAGCTGGACCAGTTCACGGCTCTCGAATATGGCGGTGTAGTACTTGGTGAATACAATGAAGTCTGCGGGCGCGAAGCGAACCCGGCGTGTTGCCTGGTTAATGTTTGGCTGTGGCTTTGCCCAGCGCGTAACGGCTAGACCGCAGTTCAGCAAGCCGGTCGTCTGGTTGATTTCGCCGGTGGCTTCCTCTGCAGTGAATGGCATAAGGATTTTAGGGTGTGCTGGGTCGTCCTCGGAGTTATCAACAACGGCAACGAACGCACAACCACCAATAGCGCTGTCGTGCTTGCCCTGGCTAATAACGCTCGTGGCGTTGATTTGAGTAAAATAGTTATTCACACCAAACGAGTCGCGCGCGAATCCGTCGAAGTTTACGCGGTCTGAAAGAGAGTTGACGGCACGACTTGCCCAGCCAATACCTGGGCGGTGGTGCAGCATTTTGCGAGGGGTAGAGATACCAAAGTCGCGAGTGTCGTGGTCGGCTTCGTAGTAAGCATATTTATTAGCAACCTGCGGTTCGTATACAGAAAGTTGGCGCAATAACTGAGCTGCGATTGCGATGGCTTCATTTTCTCGTGGATCGATTACCGGCTGTGGTTGCATTGCTGTTCCTTTTTAGCCGGGTTTGCCGCTCCGTAAGCGTAGTTGTTATTGGTTAATATTATACCAGATATTGTAATTGTAACATATGAAAGGCGTTAGCGTTTTTTTGCAATGTTCCTTTTATCGCGCTTTGCTGATGCCTCCGCATATTCCGGACCAAAAAAGTCATCTGGTAAAGGTGTTATACGAATGAATGCGCCGGGCTTGCCTGGGCGATACGCCGCCTCATAATTTGTTTTTGCAATACTCTCCCAGTAGTCGTCCGGGAACACACCGGCTTTTACCAACATATCTAGTATGCTAGTAACCCGGTTGTCCGTATCAGCGCGCCCGAGCGTTCCGAAGTACAGAATAAGCTCGAGCATAACGTGCCCGGCAAATTGCTGCTTGGTCTGCAGGCGCACATTTGCAATAGCCGTTTTTTGCCAGTCCTCAAACGCCCGGCTGGGAAAGCTCATGCCATCGCCGCGATTTATGCGCGAGTTTTTCTTTGCCGGTATATTTCCAGCCAATTTTAGCTCAACGATATTTTGCGACATAGGCTTTTACCTCAAGAGTTGGGTTTATATACCTTTATTTAGAGTAATTATTAAGCTCGCCGTTGCGAGTACGGTATCCTTCAGTAATAATTGAGCAATCACAACCGCGATGCCGTTTGAATACTTCTCTGTCCGGGTTTTCGTATGTACCTGCTAGCGATTCGCACCAACCGCACGTCTCGCCGTTCATTTTTCGTATGACGCGGGTGCGCTTGCCGGACTGCCGGGCATTGTGCGTGGCATCAGCCTGCGCCTTGCTCGCCATAGTGTCCAGGTAGTTCCGGACCAGCAGCGGCAAGCCAAGAGCGCCCGCCGATACACTGGCTGCAGCCACCTTTGCCAAACCGAAGTGCCGGTCGTCGATGCCTGGACCGGTCGTATGCTCGATCTCGTAATCAAAGGCATTCATATTGTAGACTTTGGCGTATACCGCCGCGCCCACTTCCCGGAATAGTATCTCCTGGTTGAGCTGGCGCACGTCCGGCGCTACTTCCGGGTTGTTGATAATAGAGAGTGCCGCCATCACCTTTTTTTGGATCGTATCGTTGAGTCCTGCGTAATCCATTAGAACGTCCACCCTGCAATAGTGCTTTTAATATCCTCTACCAATCCAGAAGCCTGCTCCACGCGCTTTTTAGAGTACACACGCCCGCGTGCCGGTTCTTTTGTGGCAACTAATACGTCTATAAGCCTGGAGGCTTGCTGGTCGGTCAGGGCGTGCGTTATTTCGTCGATGCTCTGGGCGGTTTTTACAATCTCGGCATCGGCGGTTATGATTTCATTTGACAATAGCAGCTCTTTGACCTCTTTGAATTCTTTGGTCTTGAGCACCACCAGGTCGGCGATATATTTACTTTGATCCAGGGACGACATTAGCCACCTCCGTCTCGAGTATATCGATAGTCGCGCCGTTCATTTTCATACGGAGCACGCGCTGCCCCTTGTCGTTGATTGCTGGCTTAACGCGTGACCAGTCCTCTGATAGCTTCTTACCCTGCGCCTTTGTGAGCGGTAAGACTTCGCCAGTGAAGCGGTTGTTGTATAGGTATATTTGAGCTTTCTTCATGTGTTTATTTTATCACAACAAACAAAAACGCCCCACCGAAGTGGAGCGCCTCTGTTGTTGATAGCCGAGATTAGCTGGCAACTGGTTTTTCGATGAGGCTGAAAGCAGTCTCGTCGAAGATGACAAAGCCGAGGACGGCTTCCGCACGAATCGCGATCTCGTTCGTACGCTTAAGGTCGCCGTTACCATCCGGGTCACCATACTCGATGGTCTCCAGAGGAACGTTGCGGGCAACACCCCATTGGAAGGCGTTGAAGTCACCCATGAGCGACTGAACGCGAGCGTCATCGACACCCAGTTCCTGACGACCAGATACTGTGTCGCTAGAAGCGGCAGGCAGACCCTGGAAGTTATCAACGTTGAATCCAAGACCCAGCTCTGGGTAAAGTTTGACGCCGTTGTCATCACGAGTACGAGCAAGCTTACCAGCAAATACAGGATCGAAGGCGATACCAGTTGCAACGTGACCGGCTTCTTGGAGATCTTCAGCTTGCGCTTCGATGTCCGCGTTTGGATCAGCAGTTGCGACTACGCGACCGACACCGTTGCCAGATTTCGCGAAGTACTGAGTAACGTTTCCGGATACTGTACCAGTCTTAGGGTTGATGCCGTGAATTGCGATCAAGTCGAGCGCTCGGCTCAAAGCGATTGCAATGTTTTCTACCAATTTGTCGACGATGCCGGTTTGGTAGTCTTCATCTTCCCATAGGACTTGGTTACTCATTCGGTAAGTAACCTGAACCGTGTAAGTCTTAGCGGTTGCCTTTGTAGGTGTACCATCGTTGCTAGACTTGTCATCACCCTCACCAACAAGCTCTGCTTTCGGAGTGCCTGTAAATGTAAAGTGATCTGTAGAGCCAACTTTAATAGTTGGATCTTGAGCGGCTAGTTTAGAGAGGACGCCACCTCGGATGTTTTTGCGCCATGCCTCGCCCTGGTGAGCGGCTAGGTCAAGTGCGTCTGTGTAAAGCGGATTACCCATAGCTTTATATTCCTTCGTTTAATCGGTTAATTAAGCGTCAGAGTTGCTGCGACCAAATAGGTTACGTGCGATGCTTTTGTTTCCGTCCGCCTCACCCTCTTCAGGTTTGCCGGTTTTCTTTACGACAACTTTTCCTCCAGGTGCTAGCTTTGAGAGCTTTTCAGCTTTCGCTTCTAGTGCCTCGACAGAATCGCCGTCTAGGAACTCGAGTGCATCATCAGATAGTTTGTACTTGCTAGCAATCTTGACTTTTTCAGTCCCTAGCTCCGCAGTTTTCACTTTGGTGGTCAGGTCGCCGATCGTGACGTCCTTTTCCGCTAGCTTGCTCTCAAGTTCTGACTTGATCGTATCGACCTTTTCGGCTTTCTCTTTCAAGGTGTCGTAATCCGCATACTTGCTGCGTTCACGCTCGAGCCGCTTAGGAATGATATTTGTGTCGATCTCAGCTTGGGTAAAAAGTGTATCCTCTACCGGCTTAAAGTCATCACCATCTTTTGTAAAGTATTTAGTCATCTCCGCTTTTCCTTTCCGGGGCGTAACCCGTTTTTTCTGACTGTCCTAAATATAACATAAGCCACTTAATTACAACAAGTATTTTGAGCAAGTTAGTTATACAGGCGTTTAGCGCCGGTGGTAAACGTCGCAATACACCTGGTAACGACGATAGCCGCCAATCAGGTCGTCCAATGATACGATCGAGTTTACGTCTGCGTGCGTTATGTTGTCGCTGACCGCTTCTAGCTCCACGATTTTGTCGCCGATTGTGTTGGCTAGCTCGCTGGCAGTAAGCCGGGAGTTCTTGTGGTATACCTCGATTAGTATTTCAGCTCGGTCGAGTACCATAGCCTCGCGTGCGCCGCCGGTGCGATCTACTAATACGAAGCTGACCGGAGGAGTCTTTGCTTTCTCTGCGCTGACCGGCACGCCAACAAAGGTCTTGAGCCAATTAATAACGATTACTTCGACATTAGCCATTTACAGCCTCCGCTCGTATATAGCGATTCCAACGCGTGGGCGTATTCTCAGCCATAAAGACAACCGAGTCGCTGTCGAGGTGGAACGTCTTGCCGTCCCATACGACATCCGAGTCGCTTACGTCGCCGGTGTAGGATTTCGGAAGGTGGATGCGTACCTGGTCGCGGCTTTGCTCGAGCGCTTGCTGCTCCCGGGCGCTTACCGGCTCAGTAATTGGTGCAATAAGGCAGTCGGCAACTTCAATGTTCGTAATCGTATTAACCGGATTACCCATTGCGTCGGGCGTACCGGGGACTTGCTTCGCGAATGATAGAGTGATGCCTTTCATATTGTTTATTTTATCACAAGCCGAGCTATAATGGCGCTATGAATACAACAGAGGTGTGGCGCGATATAAAAGGCTATGAGAAATTATACCAGGTCAGTAATTTAGGTAATGTACGATCGCTCGGAAGAGTCGTCGTCGTAAAGCAGGATCGGTACAAAGCTCCCAGAGCGATGCACTGGCGACCGCGCGTGCTTAAGCCAGCGCGTAGCATACCTGGTAGAAATAGGCGTGGCAGTTATGCAAAAGTGGTGCTTCGGAAAGACGGTGCTGGAACAAACTTCGAAGTGCATCGGCTAGTAGCAAAAGCCTTTGTACCAAACCCAGATAATAAGCCCGCAGTAAACCATATCGATAGTAATTCGCTAAATAACGTTGCCGGTAATCTGGAGTGGTGTACCATTGCCGAGAACAACGCCCACAGCGTTCGCATGGGACGCAAGCCAAGTATTGTAAAATCGACCTTTACCGAATCAGAGCGACAATCACTGCATGAACTATTTGATATTGGAATCGGCGTTACCGAGATAGCCAGACAGCTAGATATTCCGTACACTGCTGTTCGATATATCTACCGCTTATATAAATAATCTATTCAATATCGCCTATTTCATTTTTTCGATGTTTGAGTTGCGCCCGGAAATTCGGTAT